AAGAAAGGCTTTGAACACCACAAGGATTATGAAAGAATTTGTGAACTCATTGATGTCAATTACATCATGGTGAAACATCAGGCCCTTAATACCACTTCCACTGGCAATATCTATGCCAAGGGGGAAGGGTTGACAACTGGCCATTCGTCCACCACCACTGATAATTCACTAGCATTGGTGACTCTCTACCTCATGGCATGGAGAGAGTTGACCGGCTTGAGCGCACGTGAATTTAAACATTTCAATGAGTTGTCGTGTTATGGGGATGACCATGTTTTGTCAGTACTTGCAACAAAGCCACCCACGTGGAATATGACCAACATTCAGAAGGTCATGAAGCGTTGGGGTGTTACTAATAACATGGTATCCAAACCACTTTCAAAGATTGAATTTCTTTCAAAGTTCTCAAGGAAGCCAAATAGACAAGACATGAAGGATTTTCAGCAATTAGGGCTGAAGGTTCCTTCACGGATTGTTTGGCATAATAAAGAAAAGTTAGTTGGAAAAATGGTGGCCCCTTTGGTCACATTTGACCCTGTTTATAGGGCTCGTCGATTGATTTCATACATGAGCTTAACAGCCCATCACCCTGATATCTATAATGAAATCAAGACCATATTGACCAGGTCGTCCTCCCTCCGAAGGGGGCTTTCGGCCAGGCCCACCCCGATACCAACTTATAAGCAGGTGATGGCTGCCTGGTACTCCAACAAAGGCCATGAGGGGCATGCTGAAAAGGAACTGTCAGATCTGTTGGAAGAGGCAGAACACAAAGGGGTTCCATTGCACTACGGATCTGTCACACTTGGTGACACCCTCCTTGGTACTTTGGCATTAGTGCCTGACTTTCTTAACCCACAGATCTTCAATTATGGTTATATGCGGACCATCCAGGACAAATTAAAGGACCAGCTTTCATGGCCTATTGACTTACTTGTGGGTAGCAACCAAATCGTCACAGAAGCAGAGGCAGTGAGAGTAGTCAGACGGACAGCCTATGATTTCCTTGACCCAACTGTATTTGGGCTAGGCATGGGCCGGGCGAATTACTCCTCTTTGCTGATTCGCCACTGGCTATTCTGCTTTTACAAGGTCAGATTTGGTAAAAGGGCACCAGGGATCACTAAATGGATGTCTGTTGCTAGGAAAATAGGTTCCTTGCAATTCATCCTAAATGGCCATTTGCACTTAGAGCAAAGAAATTTAAACTTTGGACTACTTGACATGGCCATTGTGTTCCTGCTAAATTTTGTAGTGATTCCTGACTGGTTTGGGGTTTTACGTGCCATTAGATTGCCTGATTTGAATTTATGGTGGGATGCAATCCTACAGTTCTTTTTGGTCACTATTTGGAGTCATATTCCTCCGAATTATAAGGATGTCACTCATGCTGCAAGGAATATTCGTGATCTTGGGGGGCCTCTTTTGATCTCTGCCCCTACCGGAACAGGAAAATCAACAGCTATGGTGAATCATTTGCTGTTGACAACAGGGCATATGTGGCATAAAATTGTGGTAATTGAACCAAGGTCCCTTCTGGTCACTGGGTTGACCCACTACATGAAGACTTCATTTGGAATGTCTTGTTCTGGGTCAACCACAGGATTGGATTTAGACGAGAGGGCAAAGGTTTGGTACATGACACCTCAGAGCTTCTTTTTAAACTCAAAGGCCATGTCACCCCATAATCTTATCATTGTAGATGAGGCTCACTTACATGAACCTGCCTATATGCTACTGATTGATTTTCTGAAGAAATTGGGCCAACCATGTATTTTCGTGACAGCAACTCCCACTGACCATTTAACCAAGGCTAGTGCTCAAAGTGTGAATTTAGAGACAGCCAGGCTATGGACAGTGCAAACAAAAGAAGTTGTGAATAATGAAGTTAGTGACCTGCGAAAAGCAGAAGACGCGTACCTAAGTTGGTCAAAAGACTTCATTGAAAATCAATGGCACAATGCTAAAGTTCTGATCTTCGTCCCATCTGTAATTGGTGGGAGGAAATTTGCTGAGCGGTTGAAGCGGAAATGCTATTTGCTTCACTCCAAAACTGAGGCCCCATCAGACACTGAC